ATGGAGCGACCGCGGCGGCGCGCCGAAGCCTTGGAGGGCGAACCTGCCCCAACGGGGATCGAGATCCCCCGAAGGCTTGGCCAAAACCTGAAAGCGGCGATCCAAGTACCTGGATGATGGCTTCGAGTGCGATAGGTTGCGTGACGGTGAGTCGGTGAGACCGTGGAGACATCGGTGTGGTAGTGCCAACCTGCCGGCTGACTGGCCTGTCTAGTTGAGGCTGTCTCGCTTGAGTATTACTGCCTGATATAACGAGCGCTTTGAACCGCGATGACGCGAGCCACGGGACTAGCGCGCTCGTGCTCCGATGTGACAGCGATATTGCCTTCCGGCTGGACTGATCCTCCGGAGCCCGCGAAGCACGATACTCGTGGGCCACTTGCGGCGCCAGATATGATGCTGTGATCACCTTCGACGTCGATCGCCGCCGCCCGTGTGCCAGAGGCATCAGCCTCGCCCAGGATGGGCGCCCGGCATCGGGGCCGAGGATGCTTTTCGCGATCCGCACGAGCCTGGATAGGTCGATCGGCGACTGGCCAGTCGCCCTGTCAAGTGTGGGGAGACCGGTACGCATTGCGAATATTTGTCTGGAGGTACTACCGCCGCGGGGGTGCGCCGGGCTGAGCGTGGGCAGGGCAATCACCACACGGTGCCCTCAGCGGGAGACGCGATGGTGAAGCATCATACCGGCTGCCTCCATCGCAGCGTCCGCCAATCGAACTGTTGTCCATCCAGGATACCGAAGATAATCACGTATGCCATGCGCTCATCCGCCGGTAACGAAAAGGCAACGTCGAACGGCACCCCGTTTCTGACCAGGTAAAGACAGTCGGTCAGCTCAGGGTGCCGAACAAGTTTCCCGCGTTTGTGACCTGCTCGGTCTCGTTGATCTCGGACAATGGCTCGATAGTCTGGGCGATTGCTTCAATCCCGATGTCACCTAAGCGACCTACCAGTGCCTCAATCTGAGTCTCGGTGGAAGGCATAGGTATAGGTATGTCATCGATAGCAGTCACCGAACTTGCCAGGATTGCCATGGCGAGCCAGGGCTGGTTTAGGGCAAGCTCCGACCCCGCTGCCTTGAAGATCCGCAACTTGTCCAACGCCGTCAAACTCCGGAGTGTAAGCCGTCGACCCAAGCCGTCTACAACCGAGCGTGCTTCGGTTGCTTTGGCAACAATCGTCGCGGAAGGGCTCATCAGATGCGACTTCTACTGACGCCAAAAAATTCAAGCTTCTGTTTGACGCTGCTTTCACCCTTCCAGGTCCCTGCATTAACCAGTTTGAATGTAACACCAGCATACTGATATGTCGAAGTCGATCCGTCCGTCTCGTTTATGTATTGATACATAGTGATAGAGCTCGCGCTTCCACCATTAAAGTATGTCTGCTCGGTTGCTGCAATGAAGTCTTCGACTACTGAATTGCCGCGCTCGAGTTCGAAGCTGCCCTCCCAGCCTTTAGGCAGTTCGGTGCCCAACTGGGTTCCATCCAACCGACTGACACGTACGGATTGAGTTAGTTGCCGGCTTTCGAAGGCGGTCACATGTTCCAGGTCCACGCGACCGCTTGGCCCCATGACAACAAGTTGCGTGTCGCGACCAACAGAGAAGGCTGTAAATGACATAGGGTTACCTCGTTAGGTCGTTTGCCCACTGGGGAGGGTCTGAACGGACACCTGGACTGTCTGACCTCCTTCCACGTTGACGATGAATTTCTCGTTGATTGACTGGTATTGCACCTGCGCGTCTGACTGGACGTAGCCTAGGCCGGTCCTGCTCGCTGGATTGTTCGACGTATCACAAATCACGCTGAATGGTAGGCTTCCGTCAGTGCTACCAAGCAAACCCTGGCTGAGCATGTTCTGGAGGAACGAGAGCTGGCAGGAACGAATACTGAGGAATAGGTTGGCATTGATAACCCGCCCTACATATTGACCCATTCCTGCGGCAAGGGTAGCGGCGATGTAGTTGGTAAGGCGCGTATAATTGTCACCGTTAATAGCTGCATTGGACGATGAGTTGAAACCCCCGCGGACCCCCCAGTAGCTTCCACCAGGCTGCGGGTTGCATATCACGTCGATCCCCGCGCCGAACAGCACTGCGAGGTCTGCCGCAGAGTAGGATGTACTTTGACCAGATCCTGGCGTTCCAGATGTCTGGCTACCGATGATGCAATAAATTTGCTTGTTGAGGCTCGACTGCTCTGGCGACAGGTTTGCGAGTCGGCCAGCAACAAAACCTTGCGGGGAGACCAAGCGGATCGTACTATTTACTTGGTCGGACCACCATAGCCAGTCACCGAACATCAGCTTCGCTGAATAACTGTCCAGCCCGGCCTGCTGCATAACGGTGACCGCATTCTGGATTGTATCGCCCGCCGGTCCCGTCAAGATCATGTAGACGCCCTCCTGGAGGCCAAACGCCACCTGAGTCGTCCACTGAGTCGGATCGTCCGAGTCGGCCAGAACGGCGATTCCGCAGCCCTGGCCCGTCAACGCGTACATACCGGTGCGGGGAGGAATGTTCGTGCCGACCAGTTGCACGGATGCCACACCGGATGCCCCGTCCGAGCCCGGAGTGCTAGCACCAAGCGTCGTAGTGAAGGCCACCGGAGCTGCGGTGGCACCACCAGCACTGGCGATCACAAGCTGCGACGGTCCGCTTTGCGGACCTTGTCCTTGGTTTACTGCTGCTGCGAGGGCGGTCCAGAACGACGCCCCTGTGCCGCCGATATTGTCGTAGACCTCAGGTTGTAATCCGGGCAGCGCTGCTATTAATCGCCATGTGTTCGGCGCTGAGCCAGATTGCAGCGTCAGGCTGACTCCATTGCCCAGCGACCCAGTATAGAGTGCTGTAAAGGCTACGGTCGTCCCGGGGACGACGACCTGCGCAGCGGTGTCGGTTCCATCGCTGACACGAACACAACGGAAATTTTGAGCTCCCTGCTGGATCGCTGTGGCGATTTGGGTTCCCATATCATATTTCCGGGCGATAATCGGACCGAAGCCTTGCGCATAATCGGCCATAGTTGCGACGATAACAGGTTGGGCGATTGGTCCCCAGGATGCGGTGCCGACAACTCCCACCACATTGGTTGGGACGCCGTTGAGAACGAGATTCTGCGGTGGTACTATCTGGACGTAGAGGTCCGGCACCACAAGTGCCGTCGTATTGATGCTACCTTGTTGAACGATCGGCATTGCTATCAAGCTCCTCCTGGCATCCGCGTGGCGACCCGCACAACAAAATGGGCGTGCTCCCCGTTGAGGATGCTGGCGATACGCGCGGGATCCATGACGACGTCACCACGTGAAAAACCGCCGAACGGTCTTACAACGACCAAATGCATTTCCATATGGGCTCCAAGATTAGGCAGTGATGCTGGTGGCGTTCAGGACAAAGTCACCGAATAGCATGGCAGGCTGGAGGGCTGTGACAGTCGTGGGATACTCCACGTCGTAGAGTAGATCGCGTCTATAGAGCAGTGCATCCTGGGATTGGTCGAATACGAGTGTCCCCCGATATCGTAGTCGGCCTCGCGAGCCATCGGCTAAGTCGATGAACTGAAAACTAACAAGTCGCAGATCTATTGCAGATGCCGAGGCATCGCGGGTAGCAGGAGTTGGGCACCAGCACGTGATTCGGAATCCCTGGTCTTGGCGACGTACTTCCTGCATGACTGAGGCGTCGGCGACCACTCGGGCCAAGATACTGCCGGCACCGGGAACTGTTAATGTGGCGCCTGATAGGTTGACGATCCAGTCGACTCGTGCAGCAGTTGCCAAATTAGCGGCTACGATTTCCGGTGTGTCGCCAGTCAGCGTCGCGTACACGTAGCTAATGTTGTTGGCTAATATTCCGACGAGTTGTCCTCCTGGGCCTGCGGTGCCGCCAATGGTGACAGAGCTTCCAGAAACTGATGCGGTGAATGTTGGCTGTGCCGGGGAACCCAGCCACTGTTGCGAGTAGCGGGTTGTATTGTGGCCTGACTCGCCCTGTGGAAAAACTGTGACGTTAATGACGCCAGCTGCGAGATCTGAGTTAAGCGCTGCTGAATTCGGCCATCCGCGGTATATCCGACAGTCCGGCCCTGGGAGACTCGACGCCCCTGACCCATTTGGATATAATGCGTTAGCGGCGAGCGTAACCAGCGCATTCTCTACATCCGACTGGTCAGCCATCAGGTTGTCGCCTGCCGTATAGATAATCGCCAACCGAGATCAGTCAGTTCGGTAGCCGTAACAACGCCACTGCGCCCGAGGTCGTCAGACATCAAATCGCCAGTCTGCAGAATGATGCCATGGCAGGCTGGCACTAGTACCGCCCAGAGAGAAACCGACGTATCGCTGGGCAGATTGGCGAGCGCGCGACTCTCTCTGGATGCGGCCAGCACACTCGCTGGCCAGTTGGTCATAAGAGGAGTCACATTCGCTGCGGTCACCCCGCCATACGTATTCACCCCTGTGCTTGTTTGTGCTGCTGGGCGAGTGAACGAAATCAGCCGGTTGGTCTGAACGCAAAGAACCGGCAGGAGCCTCTGTTGTGCAGCGATAAACCATGTAGCGTCCTGCTGAACTAAGTAGTCACCGGCACAGGTGTATGCAGCGTCGAATATGCCATACCATAAGGCGTTGCCATAACCGTTCGGTCGGGCAAATTTTCCATCGAGACCACTGAAGGCCGCGGGAAGGCGAAGGAACCTGTTTTGCGCCGCAAGTGGATTTTCTGCACCGCGTGGCCGGTATGCACTCGTCGTCGTACCGGTCGCTCGTGCCGCAACGTTTTGTCCCCAGCGGATGCGATCTTCAAGCCGCGCAGAATCCATTTCAAACCACCAGTGTAATTCCGCAGTCGGCCAGAGCAGGACCTGGGGGAACGCCAAGGAACCCACAGAGCCGCCGGCGCCAGTCATCAAACAGCCGAATCCGGTCGCGTGGCTCGTCGCGGTTCCTTGTCCAAACCGCAGCTATGTCCGTGTCAAGGTTTTCAGCCGAGCGAGGGACAGCGATTTCCAAAACGGTCAGCGTGCCCAGGTAGCGCCTCACCACCCTCATCTCATCGCAGGAGAGGTTATTGAGGCGGAACTCCAGCAACCCGTAGACTTGGTAGAAGCGCCAAGTCTGAAAGCCCGCTGGCGCTGCCCCGTAGGCCGGGTAGCCGCAAAAGCGGCGGGCATCAGTCTTCTCCGCGTCCGTCATCGCCATTAGAGGACCGATCCATCACCGCGTGTGAAGAGAATGCTGCCAGATCCACTGGCGAACACGGCAGCACCATACGTGATCAGCGTGTTGACCGAAAGCACGACGCGCGAGACTGGTAGCACTGGCATATCACCTGATGACGCGGTTACCGATGGGTCCCCACCGAACCGAATATATGCCAGCGACGCCGCCGGGTTGGTTACCACGACAGACTCGCCGCCCCCGGCAAGCTGGACGCTTGCCGATGTTGTGCCAGCGTTCACCGAGACCGTCGCCGTTGGGCGGAATGGGCTGGTTGTTCCGTTCGACATCTCTCGTCCGTTCTCCTCCGTCCTTCCGACGTCAGCCGATATGCTCCACCATTACGGCACGCTTGAATGCCGCGTTCGTGGCAGTAGGGATCGTGCTCGAGGTCGTCGTCGTGTCGGATGGAGCACAGAACCCCCCCATCCAGTACCAGGACTGCGCGATGATCTGTTGCAGCCGGTCGATTGGCTCGCGCGTAACCATAGCTACCCCATCCACCACGACGACGATCGAGTCCTTGGGAGCCACGTCGTCAGCGGCCATGCCGGCAAAGTCGCCTTCAATCAAGGCACCCTTCCCACAAATGATCGGTCGTCGTACCATGAGGCCGGCCAGCGTCGGGTGCGGCTGCACGAAAGCCTCCGTCGTAGGCATGAACCTTAGACCCAGGAAATCATTCGTCATGCCTTGCCGAAACACCTGGTTGGCTGACGTCGCACCCTGGAAGAGTTGTTTGAAATCCGGATCGGAAAACAATTGCCGTGCTGAAACCGGGTCTAGATAACAGTTGTACGATCCATCGATTTCCGGGACGGCGTTCAAGCGCAGCTTGGAGACGGCATCAAGCAGGTTGGACATCGCAAGCGTATCGGTGGCCTGGAGCAGCGACGTATTGCCGCGCTGCGATGGCCGAACCGTTGCGCATGCGTTCGCCGCGATTACAGTATTGCTGGCGGTTCCGTCGCTCACGGAAACGTTGCCTGAAAACGTCAATACGCCGGCCACGCCGTTCGGTGCAGTTGAAGCCGTTCCATTCGCCGCAGCTCCAGTAAGTGTGTAGGTGTCGGCGCCAACCGTGACCGGTAGGGAGTTCGAAATACTGACAGGCTGCTGCACGCCGTTGACAAAGGCGGTCTGAAAACCGCGAATGTCGTCAACCGACACCGATGGGCTGGCGCTGCCAAGTGTGGTGACCACACGCGTATTCCCGCCAAAGTAAGCATTGAACAGAGCATTTCGAGCCAACTCGTCCAGGCTGCGCGCAGCCTGCTCGCCATTGACATAGGCGTTCTGTAGGAATTGCGAAGCGATACCTACGCGGGAGGTTACCATATTCAAGTCGGTTGTCGCGGCATAGTGGTTGATCGTAATTGTGTACTGCTCGACACTCCACGGCGTCAGCGGTAGTGATATACCGTTGTCGAAATTCGTGTTGTTAGCCGGCGCAAGCGGCGTCGTCACCGTCGGCCGTAGCCCAACCCGAGTCTTGGTAAGTGTTTCGCCAATTCCCACGGCGAAAGCTTCTCGATCTGCGCATGCCCGGTAGCCGAGACGCGAGCGGAGCGCCTGCTGAAATTCGCGCTCCAGAAAGTTTCCTTGAATTATTGGTTGTAGCGCTAGCGGAAAGTTCTGAATCCCCATAGCAGGTTCCTTTATCGATCACGAAGAAATGTGGTGTTGATCCTAGTAGCGCTGCTTTAACAGTGCGGCACGAGCAACAGCGTACTCCGCGTTTGTCATCTCTGTCGCAAGCTTCTGACGCGGTGGTTGCACCAGAGGTGCGCTTAGAGAACTGGAAGATGACGGTGTCCCGAATAGCCAAGGTTTCGCTTTCTTGAATCGAGCCATCAACCCGAAAGCGTCGTCGATCTCCCCTTTTTCGTTGAGCTTCACAGAAGAGAGTTCCAGCAGTTTGAGGCCATCCAGGTCTATCATTCCTGCGCGAATAGCCTCCACCTTCATTTCGGCACGGATCAGGCGCGTATCCGATTGCTGTCGAAATTCCGTCAATTTGCGTTCAAGTAGTTCTGCGCGGGCACGCAGTTCGTCGACTGGGTTATCTGTTGGCTCGGCCAAGAGCGCTGTGTCGGTCATCAGCATACCTCGATTCTGTGGTCCACTGCGATATTTACTAACTCGCCAGGAATATCCTCGATGTCGAATGTGTCGGCTATGGCCTTTACCGCCGTTTCCCGGCTAATCAACCCTGCCGTCACAAGGGTTGTCAGGGTCTGTGCGTCTTTCTGGCGGTCATCAGCCGTAGGCGGATACCAGCGCGGCCACTTGATGGACAGGCGTGCGGATACGTCGAGAGCCGGCACTTCCTTATCCATTGTGCGCAGCCGGTAGACCTGCGACGCTCGCAGGATCATCCGTGCAAGACACAGCAAAGCAGTTTCGCCGTAACTCACGCGCAGATTATCGGCGAGCCATAACAAGCCCTGGTTCATCAGTTCTAGAGCGCGTCCGGATTGGGCTGCTGTCAGGCGGTCAGCATTGGCGCGATTTCCGTGAACGCTCTCCAAAGCAAATTCACGCAAGGTTCGCACGTATTCCATGACCGCTGCCGACGCCGTGCCACCGATCTCCAGCAATCTCGCGTCACCTTTTTCGCTAACCACAAGAGCGTTGCCTGCACCCTTAACTATCTGGGTATCGCTAGTGGCCGGCTCCTTGATCAGTAGCGTCGGGTCACTACTGTATTTCAGGCCGCGACCTGCTTGGCTGAGTTGATAATCGATCTCTATTTGCGTCTCTATTGCCGCCCGGAATGTGCAAGCACCGTCGTTAGAATCGTCCGTTGCCGATCTGCCCGGTAGGTTCCGCACCCACACCATCGGCACGAAATCCAGACCATGTCTGACACTGCGTCCCACATCTATTTCGAGCGATCCGGCACCGCCGACGGTCACTGGTGTGAACCATGTTTCATACTCGGTGTCCCACTGGCGTTCGAACCAGTACTCAGTCTCGGGGTTGGCGATATCGTAGCCGCTCTCAACAAGTCTTTGGCCGGCGACCTTGTAGCGTTCGGTGACTCTTGACAGTGAGTCCGGCGCCTCTGGATCCCAGACGGGCACGAGATACGTCGTATCCAACACCTGAAAGAATATGCGTCCACGGAGGACTCGCATGAGAATTGCAACGGAGCCAACCGAGCCGCGGATTGCCGCCTCAGTCATAACTTGGTTAAGGCGTGTCTCCTTTGCAATGTCCGAGAGAACTGATCGGACAGTAGGGTCTGCGCAGTCAATAGTTGGAAAGTGCCCTTCGCTGAACAACAAGGAGACACTATCCTCGACGACGATACTGGACAGACCATAGCGTACACTTGGTCGGCGGTTGCGCAAAGGGATATAATCGCCCCCAAGACTACGTTCCTCGTGGAATTGATACGGTAAGATGTCGTAAAGTGTCCCGTTGAGGACCCGGTGTAGAATGTCGAGCATCCGTGTTCGAGGCGAATAATCCGGATCCCAGGGGATCAAGTTGCAGATTGTGTCGAACATCTCAGCCTTATATCCAAAGTTGAGTGGCAGGATCCATTTTTTAGGGATTATCGACCTAGGTGTGGAACCGTGAGAATTCGTGCCGGCATGCCAATATTCAGTAGCATGGCGAACGCGCTCGATAGTGCGTCGACCTGGTCATCTTTGCGGCCAAAAGGAAAATCTCGTAGCTCCTCGATGAGTGCGTGGTTCCAGTTGGCCCGGACAAGGGCTACATTCCCAGCCTCGATCTGAGAGGCGACCGGCGCCGCCCTAGTCGCTTTGGCGCCGCTTTCCCGCGACGGAATCACGTGATAACCAGCAAGCTGGCTGGTAAGGTAGGAGATCTGGCTCTTGCCCGCTTGGCCTGGGTCCTCCGGAAGACCGATGGTCACGGTGCGTCCGTCGGCCTGCGCGGCCCTGGCAATACTGTCTTCCATCTCACGGGGACTTCCCCGCAACCGCACGACATCCAGGATCGTGTATCGCCCTGATCCGTGTCTCATTAGTTTGACGCCAACGGTCCAGTCGGGGTCATTGCGGCCTGTGGCTGCCGTGGCGGCGAGATCCCATGCCCGCACCACTGGTCCGGGTGGTCCGGGCGGTAACTCGTCGACGAATTCCAAGCAGGCGACCTTGAACAACGTCCCTGAGTCCGGCCGAGGCGACTGCTGAAATTGGGCCAACCATGCGCGTTCGCCGACAGATGCGCGGCGGCGTAACAGCGCTTGAAAGCCTTCCCACTCCGGCCAGAGCGGTTCGCCAGGGGAACGGTCCAGCTGATCTTCCTCCTCTGCTAACGCTGGTAGCCTCAAGCAGCGCCATTCGGCTGCGTCTTGTGCGAGCAGGCGGCCGCAAAGATCATCCTGATGCCAACGAGTCATGATCAGGACAATGCGCGCCTTTGGCTTCAGGCGTGGAATCAGATCAGATCGAAACCAGTCCCAAACGCGATCCCGATGCACCGGGCTATCGGCCTCAATCTGCGATTTAACAGGATCATCAATTATTGCGAGGTCGGCCCGGCGACCAATCATCGCCCCACGAATGCCGATCGCATAATATTCTCCGCCGGACGAGGTGGACCAGTGCGAGTTGGCCCGATCACGGACCGCGATCTCGTATCCCAGTGAATGCGCCTCCTCGGCTATCATGGTACGAGTCCGACGCCCAAAATATGTAGCGAGCCCCGCAGTGTGCGAAGTCGTAATAATCGAATCCTTGGGGTGCCGCGTAAACCACCAAGCAGGAAAAAGGACCGATGCATAAGTCGATTTTGCTGATCCCGGCGGCATCTGTATCATCAATCGATCCGCATCCCCACGACTGAGGGCCTCTAGCTCATCGATCAGGAAGCGATGGTGCTTTGCTGGTTTCTGACCATAGCCGCGGATCGCTGTCTCGGCCCATTCTATCAGATTGAAACGGACCTGGCCCGGGGGAGTTACCACCTCGCTACCATCCGATGTATTTTGAGGTCTTTGGTAGTGCGTCGGGAGACCGACAAGGAGTAGGAGGTGCAAGTCCTCCACGGTGAAGACCTAGCGAGTCACGCCGGCCGCGCGCCGAGCGTCGTGTTCCGTGAGAGGCAGGGCAAAGCGTCGATATGGTCAGCCAGGAATGGCTGATCCAGTTCGTGGAGCACCGGGTCGGCGACCGCCGCATCATCCGCCTGATCCAGAAATGGCTGAAGGCGGGCATTCTCGAAGATGAGGTCGTGACGGTCAGTGAAAGGGGAACCGGGCAGGGTCGGTAATCTCGCCGCTGCTTGCGAACATCTACCTGCACTATGCCTTCGACCTCTGGGCCAACCGCTGGCGACAGCGAGAGGCTACCGGCGACATGATCGTGGTGCGCCACGCGGACGACAGTGTGCCACGAACGCACTGAAGGAGGTGCGGTGCTGCGCAAGAGATGTGGGTAGGTCCCTCGGAGCCGGCGGTCAGGCGCAGGCTCCAAACCACCGCAAGCTGCGACGGTCAAAAGCCGTGGTGGTGAGCGTTGCGGAAAAGGCGGGAGATGATCCCGCCAGGGATGGCTCAGAGAGACGAGCGAAAGCAAACCGCTGATGACGTGTCGAAAGCGTATGGACGATGTCGAAACCGGGAGGATGTCGTTAACCCGGGACGAGTCTGGGGGGTGTCCTGATTGCGGCCCAGCGGCATCCGGCATGAAGGCGGCGTGACTCTGAGACAGGCTTTTGCATGGAACGTGGGAACCTGTGGCTCCGATGCGAAGGGAGATGTCCAAGCGGGAGGCCCCCCGCAAGGACCCGAGGACCAATGCGGAGCACATGGGCGGAGCGGTTCGTATTAGAGATGAGGGTTCTGTAACGGAGCCAGACCGAAGGAACCGCGTTGTTCAACTCGAAACCAGGGTCAACCAGCGATGGGAGGAACCCTGTGGATAGAGCGAAGCCGTTCGACATTCCGAAACGGGAAGTATGGAAAGCCTACAAGAGGATAAGGGCCAACCAAGGTGCGGCTGGCGTAGATGGGCAGACGATTGCGGACTTTGAGGCTAATTTATCGAACAACCTCTACAAGCTCTGGAATCGGCTGTCATCTGGGAGCTACTTTCCGCCGCCGGTGCGATGAGTTGACATACCAAAAGGCGACGGACGGACACGGCCGTTGGGGATTCCCACGGTCGCCGACCGGGTCGCTCAGATGGTGGTCAAACGGTATTTGGAGCCACTGGCGGAGCCTTACTTCCACCAGGACTCGTATGGGTACCGGCCCGGCAAATTGGCGCTCGATGCGGTTGGCGCGGCGCGGCAGCGATGCTGGCGCTATGGCTGGGTTCTTGATCTCGACATCAAGGGCTTTTTCGACAGTATCGACACCGATCTGCTCATGCGCGCGGTGCGTAGACATACGTCCTGCGTGTGGGGGCTCCTCTACATTGAGAGATGGCTGAGGGCGCCCGTGCAGATGGCGGATGGGAGTCTCGTCATCCGAGAACGGGGGACGCCACAGGGCGGGGTTGTCAGTCCCCTCCTGGCCAACCTCTTTCTGCATTACGGGTTCGACATGTGGATGCGACGGAACCATCCGGACATCCCATTCGAGCGCTACCCTGCCGGGCGTCCCGCGACTTTCACGGCCTCTCTCATGCCGCCAGCGCGACCCCTATCCAGTGATGGCGAACGATGGGTTGGCCTGCGCGAACGCATCCCCAGCCCCGAACGTGTTGGCCTGCTGCGTTACGAACGCCAGGGCCTCGGTGCATTGCGCCGCCGCGGCCGTATAGCCGGATGCCGTCAGCACGCGCGCCATCTGGATCAATGTCTGCCGCGCATAGGCGACATATTGCAGACTGCAATTCGGAGGCAGCACCGCGTTGTTTCCGTTGGCGCTTGCTCCGCCCGCGACCTGCATTGCCTGAAGCTCTGCCCATGTCGTCAACAGCGCTCCATTCGAAAAAATCGTGTAGTAGTAGTCGGAACCATCCTGAGGATACCAACTCGCGTGCGGCAAAAAGCGTCCTGCGGTGAACCCGGCGCACTTAGATAAAGCTTCGGCCGCGCCGGCTATTTTGCAATCAGCCGCCACCGTGAGAGCCAACTGCTGAAAGTCGTTTTGCCAGGGGGCTATAATGCATGTGCCCGGCACCGCGCCGTTAGCCCCAGTCAGCCCATTTGGATAGCACCAATAAGTTGCAAGCTCGCCCTGCGCGGTCGTGTTGATCGCGTTAAGAGCAGCGACGTTGTTCTCGACGGCTTGCCGCAACCACGGCAGCAACGGGTCAGCGTCGGCGGCAAGAAGCGATGCATAGACGATTTGGCGAAAGCACCAGGCCATCCCGCGGCCCTGGCCCTGGTTTACCACCAGATCACCCGTCATAAGCCCGCGTGCGTTGACGCTCATAACGCACCACGCGGCCTGCGATAGCATCTCGCGTAGGTAGCGTCGGCGTCCGGTCAACAAGTATGGGATTAGACAAGCATTGGGCATGTGAGCCGCGTCCAGCGCCCACGGCGCTCCGTAGATCTGCTGGTCAGCCGGGAGCGCGTTTGCCGCACTGCCCTGCGCGATCTGTTGCGTCGCTGTCCATAACTTGGGTTGATCGACGTTATTGATGTAGCGGCCCGTCGATCGGACGAATAGGTGCCAAGGGGCACTCGCAATTCCTTCGGCCTGCGCCTCGCAGAACTCGCGCATCCGCTTGTCCAAGGTGATCGCCCACGCACAACACGGGTCAGTGGCTTGACCGATGTCGGACCTGCCGCCGGTTTGTCCCATATACAGCGTATGGCCGCCCCAGCCGAGCGTCGGCACCGGGTTGGGATAGTAACCCGCGGCGGGCGTGGCGGGTGGGGTGCTCGGGGTGCCGAACCCGTTGGCTGCGGTCATGCTGGCGTAATAGCCGGCGATCGTCGCGTTGCTCACGCCCGACATATCGAATCGCGGCATGAGGCCGGATGCGCTGTGTTGCACCACGTCGAAAGTCATCTCTGGCACGGCCGGCACAGTCCCCCGGCTATCTATATCGGCGTTCCATACCGTGTACTGATATTGTGTTAGGTTGGTGACCTGCTTCGCCACGGCGCCTGCGTGCTTCACAACGACCGATTGCAGCAGGAGCTTCTGCCCCCCGTAGGCCAGATTCTCGTAGGCGACGACGCCCAACGGTATGGAGATCGCGGCGGGACTCGTGGCCTCGAACGCGAGATCGCCGGCAAACCCAACAGCGACGTTCCAGTTGCCGTCTGCGTAGCAGACAACATCGATCAACAGCCGCAGGAACCCTGTCACAACCTGCGAGACGCAACCCTGCACGGCCAGCGGACCGTTCAGCCAGTCAGGCATAACGCCCTTCAGCAACGTCCCCACATCGTACGCGTAGGCCACGCCACCGATCGTCAGGTCGATCGTCACGGCGCCGGCGGGGAGCGCCAGCGCGGGCGGTGCGCCAGTCATCACAGAGCCGATCGTCAGCATCGGCATGACCGCGGCATCGGTGGCAAGGGCCGGAGCGTGCGCCGTCAGCGACGCAGCCCGCGCCGACTTATCGAGCCACGTCGTATGCACGTCGAGCTGCGCCGGAGCGCCACCCAGCGTGACGCCGCTGCCCGCCGGCAGCTTGCCTTGCGAGAACGTTACCAGCGTCGTCGTAATCGCCGCTGGCGTGGCGGCGCCGTTGGCCCGCTGCATGACCGTGCCAAGTTGGCCCGCAGCGGTCGATGCTGGAAAGTTTGGGCGCGTGATGAGCGTGTCGGCAGGCGCCGGCGCGCTACCTCCTCCGCTGCTGGGTGGGGTAGCAGCGGTCGGTTCGTAGACGAAATTCCAGGTAACCGCCGACGTAACCGGGTTGCCGATACTGACCTCTGCTGTATGCGGCCCAGAGGCAAGGCCGTTCAGGGGGCAGTATAAAACATTACTGGCCCCAGTCGGACCATGCCACCCACTGCTCTTGCCAACACCATCCACGAAAAAATTCACAAGTTCAGCAGTGGTCGCAGCCCAAGATCCCGTAAATGGGAAGTTGATGTAGCTCCCCACGATCGTCGGCGTCCCAAGCGCCAGCAACATGCCGACCGCGGCCGGCGCACCCAGGACGGTTAAACCAGGCGGGTAGGCCACCACCACCGTCGTCGAGAGGACAATCGCTTCCACCGGCGGCTGACAGATCGCCTTCACCGCTACAGTCCCGGGCGAGAGGAGGTCCTCGGGATGGGCGTAGGAAAACGCGCCGGTCGCGTCGGTATCAACTGTCGTTCCGATCTGTCCGACATTCACAGTGACCGGGAGCACCCGGGCGAGACCGGTGTTGCCGGCGATCTCAAGCGTGCCGTCAGTCACGATCGCGGTGAAACTCTCGCCCATCTCGGCGTTCTCCTATTTTGAGGACTTGGACTCCCGCGCGACCGGCGACGCCATACTCACCACACAGACAGCGAGATCGCTACCCATCCGAGATGCGCGAACCAGTGCGGACCATCGTACCACGTGCGGATGATGCGATTTGTCACTGCAGTGGTGAAGCACAGGCGAGGGAACTGCGGGTATCACTGGAGCGGCGCTTTGCTGAAAGCGGCCTGACGCTACATCCCGAGAAGACAAAATTTGTCTTCTGCAAGAATGATGATCGTCGCGGCGACTATCCCGATCAGAAGTTCGATTTTCTCGGCTACACATTTCGGCCGAGATTATCGAAGCGACGGTGGGGGACGGTCGGCGTCTCGTTTAGTCCGGCAGCGAGCGGCAAGGCGCTCAAGGCGATCCGGCAGACGATCCGAACCTGGACCCTTCACTAACGCAGCGACAAGTCACTGGATGATCTGGCTCGGATGTTCAACCCGAATATCCGAGGTTGCATCAACTACTACGTGCGTACTACAAGTCGGCTCTCTACCCGACCCTCCGGCACATCGACAGAATTCTGGCGCGATGGGCACATCGGAAGTTCAAGTCTCTACGGCGGCACCGGCGGAGGTCACGGCACGGGCTGGATCGCATCGCGCGACGCCAACCACGCCTGTTCGCCCACTGGGGTCTGCTCCAGGGACGCGGCTGAACAATAGGAGCCGTATGAGGCGAGAGCCTCACGTACGGTTCTGCGAGCGCCCGGGGGTGAGACTCCCCTGGGCGACTCACCTCGTCGTGGGGTTCGAGCACGAGGCCGACGCCCGTCGGTGCCTCGACATGATGCGTGTGCGATTGGAGGAGTTCGCACTGACGCTGCACCCGGAGAAGACCCGGCTGATCCCCGGGTCAAGCCCGGGGATGTTTGGCCGCCATGCGGCGGCCCGGCGAGAGAAGCGCGGGGAAGGCAGACCGGAGACCTTCAACTTCCTGGGCTTTACCATGATCTGCGGCAAGTCGCGGCGCGGCAAGTTTCTGCTGTGGCGGAAATCCCGGCGCGACCGG